TCCGAATCTTCCGTCCCCCGAATCCTTGTTGATACAAGCGTAGTCTCCGCTTGTATTGATAAGCTCACCTCTTGGTGGGAACTTCTGAGAGACACTTCAAAAAGGAGGTTCTTGTCCGCTTTCGAGCGGGCTTTGACTTTCCTCAGTAAATTGCTCTCTGCGACCTACGTCGCGGGTAGCCTCATTTACGATTTTCTCGGTCGTCCTTTCGAGACCGGCCTCCTGGAGGTTGCTGCTGTCTCTGATGGCGTCTTTTCCCTCTTCAGGCTCGTCCTTTCCGACGTGATAAACTCCTTCACAACCCCTCCCTCTTCTCCCCCTGTCCCGTCCACCTCGGTTCCAAGTGCGGAAACCCCTACCCATACTCTCGATCCCGAGAGCTCGGTTGGCCCCTCACCGATTACCGAGTCAACCTTTGACAAAGGGAAGACTGTTGACCTTTCCACCCCCCCGGCCTCCCCCCGTCCTGGTTCCCCCGCTCTTACTGATATCCCTACCTCGAAAACCGATCCAACGGATTGCCTGGCGCAATCGGAATCAGCTCCTTCGGGTTTTCAGAAGGCCATGAACTCCGTGACGCGGTTCATGAAAGGCCTGTGGACGTCAATCAAAACGGTCTTTTCCCGCCTCTCGGCTTTTCGCTCTCCGCGTCGGGTTTTCCTGTCGCTTCAACTTCAACACTCCTACGCGTCGGGGACATATTCGAAGATCATGAAGGCAGTTCACAGCCAAGTCCCGATCCCTTCATTGCTCAGGCGGATTTTATACCTCTTGCTTCTGACTCTGACCCGCGTTCGCCACACTCTTCCCGGTCTTCTTCTCCTTCCATCGATTTCATTCTTACTGCTCAACCTCTGCCTAAACCTGTGTCACTGGTACCCCGTCCTGGGACCGCGCCTGAGGGCCAGCACTCGGAGACGCTTATCACGCGCCGTATTTGGGACTTGGTCGAGCGACGAGGACTCGATCCTCGGTGTCCTCCAGAGCAACTTCGTTCTCTCTTGCTCTCGCTTGACGACCTGGTTGCACTCGGATTCGACTGCTTTTGCTGGAAACGACTTTTCACATCTGGTGTTGTGCCAGATCTCGGGCCTCTTCCTCGCGCTGCCGACGTGGCTCGTGCTCTCCTCTTGTCTCCCAATAAAATCCGCTCTTGTGGCCTTTTGGTTGACGTTGCAATTGGGATCGCTCATGTGGTCCCTGCTTCTAGCTCTTGCCAGAAGGTCAACTTCGCCGCCTGGGCCTCAAAGTACCCGGACATTCTTGTAGGTTCGACCCTGGTCTCTCAAATCGCTTCCTCAGCCCACCAAGATAACATTGTCGGTGAGCAGCTCGCTCGCTTCCGCGCGGCTGAGGCTTCTGCGGTTTCTGTGTGCTCTTCCATTTTGTCCGTGGCCGAAAAAGCCCAATTAGACAAATGGTCCATCCCCTACTCGAAGTTCCCCCACGGTCGTGTCCCTCATCCCATCCTTAAGGCTCTTGAAAACCATCGCAACGTCAACACGCTCCCCCACTACCTCCGAGGTCGTGTAAATGTCGTTTCCATGAAGGTTTCCAAAGTTCGTGCCCTCCGAGCTCGCTGCCCCAACGCTGATATTCGCGTTTACAACCCGGTCATTACTCCCGCTGATATCATTCGCTTCACGGACGTCGACGCTCTTCCCCCCCATGCGGAATGTGACATGATTCTTTTCGATGATTGTCTTCACCACCTGTCCCCATCACTCGTCGCCGCCTACGTTACTCTTTGGAACGCAAAAAGAGTGCTTGGCACCATGATTTCTCCCCCTGAATCCTGGGAACGCCTCGATTCCATGCTCCCGGATGTCTACTCGCTTCAGTACCCGACGCCTGATTCGTATCTTTTCCTCCCTGCTGACAATGAATCTGCTTCTTATGAGCAGAAGTTTGCCGACAACCATTGGTACGATCTCGGTTCTTTTACCGTCGGTAATGTCGACTACGACGTTGAAAACTTGGTTTCATACGGCCCCTATCACTTGCTCTCCATTTCGGTCAATAGTGGTGTCACTGTTCGTCGTGAGTACCGTACTTTCGACGGCCCACGTGTCATTCGCCTCCCTGATTTTGGAGATGGTCAGACCCTACGTTCCCCCTGGTTCCCTACCCAACTTTTTATTCAAGGTATTTTCCACGCTGGTTCCATTCGCAAACTCGGGACTTCTGACGTTCTCGCTCGTCTTCGTGGCCTTGCCGCCACTGACGTTGGTCGCACCATCCCCTTGCCTACTTGGGAACGTTTCTCGTCCTGCTGCATCCTTGCAGGCATGAAGCTTCGTACAGACCCGGAAGTGCTTGTGGTTGGTTCTTTCATGGATCGGCTCCTCTACCGTTGCATGACGTGGTGTCGCACGTATTGCAGCTCCTGGTTCTTTGACATTCTCTTTCCTCACTACGCCATGGTAGAGAGAGCTCGTGCTGCTCTTTCACTTGAGACTCTGCATTTCACCGTTCCACTTCGACATGACGTCGAATTTGATTCCTGTGATCTGCCCGTGTTGCCCGTGGCCCCTCCTCCCCAGGTTAACCTTCCTCCTCTGGCGCCCCTTCCTCCTCCGAATAGAACTGTTCGGCTTCCTCCGAACAATCCTCAAGGTATGGCGCTCCCGGCTGGCCCTGCTCCTACCTTCCGACCCGTTCCCGGTTACCCCCGTCCTCCTCCCTGTGTTCCCTTTGCGACCCATTCAGACTCCCCCATTGGGGGTTTCCTACCCAACCAAAGAAACACTCCCAGCTTTTGGTTTCCACGTCACACCCGGCCCATCCCGAACATTGTGGACTCTTGTGCCCACATTGCGATGCGTGAACTGCTTGGTCCTGCCCCTGAAGACATCTTTCCCACTGCTGTCATACTCGCTTACAACATGTGTCCTGACACTGAACTAGCCCGCATGGCCGACCCTCTGCTTGGTTCCTCTGAGATCTTCCTCCATGCACTCGCTCTTCAACTCGGTCTTGATCTAACAGTCGAGCACCACGTAGCCATGGGTCCCAACGCTCTCACCTCCCTTGGTCTTGTGGGTGGTCGTCCCGCTACGATTCACGCTGTTATCCTGGCCGATGGTTCTCCACACTGGCAAGCTGCCCCACCTGTTCGTCGTCAAGACACCGGTCCGTTCGGCAACAGTGATCGTCAATTGTTCGTTGGTGGTAGTTCCTCTGCTGATGATCTCGCACTCTCCTTTTTCCGAGATCTCACACCAGCCGGCCTCGCTCCTTTCCAATTTCGTCCCAACTCTTCCAATGCAAAGCTTCTCTTCACCGAGTTCCAAGAACACACGCTCGGTAAGATAGCTGTTCTTCCAAAATGGTCGAGTAACGTCAAGAGATTTGAAGCTGCTGTTCGTGCCCCCCCTGTCAACCGTGAGATCTCCGTTCTTTATCTTTCTGGTGTTGCCGGTTCCGGCAAGAGCGCTGACGTGCGCAATGTTCTACAACGTCGTCAAGCCGAACTTTCCTGGTTCATCCAGGTCGTTTGCCCACTCGCCGCTCTCAATGCTGATTGGTTGTCTCGCTTCCCCGGCCTCTCTCAAGACCAACGTGGTGTCTTCAAAACTCATGAACGTGCGCTCTTTTCCTCCCCAACGCTCATGATTCTTGATGAAGCTCAAAAGTTTCCAGGTCACTATTTGGACTTTGCCGCTCTTACGAACCCCAGTCTCCGTTACGTCATTCTGCTTGGTGATCCCTTCCAATGCGGACCTGCTGTCGTCGACTCCCGTTCCATCATCCCTGCCGATGCTTCTCCAGGCATTGCCCTTGGTCCCTTTGCCGCCAGGTATCTTGCTCATTCTTGGCGTGTAAACGCGCACGTTGCTGCCGCTTTACAAATCCCCATCTGCCACAATGTGCGTTCCCAGGTTGGTTTCGTCACCACAGTCCCGAAACACTTACCGGTGATCGTCACGACCGTTGCTTCTCAAAACGTTCAGCGCGAGTATGGCGTTAATGCTTACACCCTTTCAAGTTGCGGCGGTCAAGATTTCTCTGGTTCGTACACCATAGTTCTCACTCGAGAATTGCTCACCTCCGTTCCTGTTGAGGCAATTTATACGGCTTTCACACGTTCCCGCTCTGACATCTACGTTTACAATGCAATGTCACCTGCTCAGCTTAACACCGTGCTCGCATCGTCTGCCCTTCTCAATGCCATTCTCGGCGGTGTTGCTCTCGCTGGTAATTTTCGTGCCTACCTTCCCAACCGCATCGCCCCTGGTTCCATTGCTGCGCCTTCCCCACTGTTTGTTGCTCGCAAGCTGCTCAGTGTCTCTGATGTTCTCATGCAACGTGAGGACCCAATCACCAAGTTTGATCAGCTAGCTCCTGTCATACGCGCTTCCATGCTCGCTCCTCCTGCCGCCACTCCCTCTAGCTTTGAGGACAACCACATTCACGTCAATCACGCTCCGGTGGTCGAGGGTTGGACGCCTTCTTATTTTGGTCAGATTCCCAACCCCGTTCACTCACTTGCTAATTCTGGCTTCGTTCGTGAAGACGTGGAATTCCCAGGTCCCCCCCTCGGCACGCAGTTCGATGATTCTTGTGGTGATTCTTTACGCGTTGAGGACCTTTCTGACATGTTCGCTCTGCACAAATCCAACGATCCCGCTCTTTTTAAGCCCACTGTCGAGAAGAGACTCCGGTTTTCTGATCATGAATCCAACGTGCTCGAATTCAGAAATTCTTCCTTCCTTGGACCCATGCTCTCCGATGCTTTTCTCGAAGAGGCAGGTTTGCCTGATTCCATGGAATGGGACGCCCTCCTCTTTGAGGAATGCGTCGCCGATTGTGCCAGTAAGCGTCTCGCCAAATCTCTAGCAATGCTCAACAATCTAGAACGTGACCAAGACCCCGATCTCCGTGATGACTTTACGGTACTTAATTTCCTCAAGGCTCAACTCATTAACAAGCCTGACACCATCACTCGCTTTGATGAACAACACTGGCGTGCTATTCCCAAAGTGAAGCCCGCTCAAATGATCACGACATATTCTGAGACTATGAACGCTTTCTTTGGCCCTCTCACTCGTTACTTGGCTGCTGCCTACCGCAAGCACACTACCAAGCCTCACGTCCTTATGTACGGCGGAATGTCTCTTCCCGATCTCGATCAGTGGTCTCGTCAACACGTTCCTTCCACCAAGTTTGAGTCCTTTACGAATGATTACACGGCTTACGATAAGTCCTGCCGCGGTGATTCACTGAATTTCGAGGTTTGTATTATGCGTTGTTTCAATGTCCCTGACTGCTACATTGACATGCACGTTGAGCTCACGACTCACCTCAAGTCCTCTATGGGCACTCTTGGTATCATGCGAACCTCCGGTCAATGGTGCACATATCTTTTCAACAGTTGGTTCAACGCCGCGTACTTCCGCCTGAAGTACGATTACGATCTCTCCACCCCCCGTGGTTACTCCGGCGACGACATGTTCATTCTGTGCGTTCCAGTGCAACGCCCCGGTTGGAAACTCCTTTCACGGTATTTTGCTCTCGTCGGCAAGCCCACCTATTGTCGTTTCCCTGAATTCTGTGGTTGGATCTTGACCTGTCACGGAATCGTGCGACACCCTCTGCTCATGTACCTCAAGCTGATTTACCATGACACCCACGGTTCTCTTCCCGACGTCATAATAAATTACTATCTTGAGCATTGCATGACTCTCCGTGTCGGTGACCAACTTCATGAAGTGCTCGACCCCGCTCTCGTTGAAGCTTTCGGTTCTTGCGTTAGGTTCTTCTCCGGTCACATGTCACACATTCCCAAAGTTTTACACGCCCACAACTCCGTCGTCGATTTGCCTCTTGAACCCGCCACTCATCACGATGTCAAGCTCACCTCAGCTCTCTACAAAGCTGATTGGCGTCACATCCCAAAAGGGCTTCGTACGATTCTGTTAGGGTTGTAAAACACCTGTTTTACTTTTTCCTTTTGTTCTTCTATATGTCTCCATCTGCTCTCGCTCCTGAATCTGTCAATTTGCTCCTTGCTTTCTTTCGTGTTTTCTTAACCTCTGACGCTGAGATCATCCGAGCTATCCACCCGTTCCTCCGCCCCGTACTTGACGAACGCCGCAAACTTGCTGAAGACGAGGCCCCAGCTCTTGAACTTCGTTTTGCTGTCCCTGTCCTCAAGCTCTTTGAACTTTGTCTCACCACGCATTCCGAGATCTTCCTCAACGTTTTGCCTATCCTTGGTGCCGTCATCGACGCTTACAAACCTGATCCCCTTGACGACTAGTGATGTCTCTTACCACTTCCTCTGCTTCTGTTGCCGGTGATGTTGCCCATTCCACTACTGCCGTTGGTCCCGGTCCGACCACTCAGACTCAAGCTGCCATGATACTTCCCCCCATCTTTCCAGAACACATTCGCACTTTTCGTCTTCACGTTGGGACCTTTAATGCCAAGAACGCCATTTCTATGGACCGCAATCTGCTCTCTGATTCTGGTTTCCCAGACTTGGCTAACTTCACGCGAGCTTTTAAAGACGTCTCTGTTGTTTCCACTGGTTCCTATCTTGGTCGCACCGTCGCTGCTGCTCAACTTGAAGCGATTCCTACCACCTTGCACACCGGTTTCTTCCGTGGTGCTGCATACGTTCGTCCCGGTCAAAACTCCTCCGCCTTGAACTTCACACTCGCATGTGGTCGACCTGGTGCCGCCGTTGTGTTCTTAGGTTCCGTCCAGAACATCAGCGCTCCTTTCAAAATGGAATCCGCTTTGTTTTGGCCCGAAGGCACGACGTCTTTTCTCAAAGCCACGATGTCTGCCGAGCTTTTCCCACGTTTCGACTTTGTCGTTGAATGTTCTGCCAACGCTTCCGTTGATCTTTTCTTAAACATCACTCTGCGTTGCGATGGCACTGGCTACGGTTACACTGTTACCGGCGGTTAACTACTCCTCCATGAGTTTAAACTGGTGCTTCGTGCGATGTTGCGCGGGGTATACAATCAAAATCAAATACAC